AGGGGAGGGGTTTGGGTTGGGGTGATCATTTGGATTGTCAGAGATCGTTAGACCCGCTTCCTCCAGCAAGACTCGCTGGGCCGGATCTTCGAACATTCGAAGAAATTCGACTTCGTCATGCTTTGCAAGCTTCCGGACGGAGACGGGTAGTTCCATGAATCGTTCATGGGCGGCGAACGCCTGTTCGCGCGCTGAGTGCAGGTCCTCCGGACCTGTGAAGTCCCCGTACAGCGGGGACCTGGTCGAAACAACGGGGAAGGTCCCGTTTTTCTGGTATTGGGCGACCAAGACATTAATGTCGGCCACCTTGCGGCCGGTCTGGTCGGTTTGGGATTTGCCCGACGGGCGATGAGTGACTCGCTTTCGCTCGGGGATTTTTGGATTGTCCATTCAGTCCATCCATTCGATTGCTTGAAGTAGGTTTTTTGCCTGCCTTTTGAGAGCAGGAGGAATGTTATCGAGGACTCGTTGCAGACCCATGCCACCAGCGCGCCACACGTTCTGCGGTGACGCCTGGTTTTCCATCATGAGGCGCAACGTGTCTTTGCCTTTCGGCGATTTGAAGTATTCGGCCAAGGCCGATGCGCGAGGCGAGTCCATTGTTCGAAGCTCGGCTTCGACCTGGTCGCGAAGTGCGCGCATTTTATTGGCCTGGGCGCCTTCCAGCGCCTGAGCTTTGTTTGCCTCGGCCTGGCCGGTTTGGGCGTCGATCAGTCCCATCTGTTTTTTCATCATGAGGGCCTGGACGCCCTTGTTAGATTGGGGGATCGATGCAGGTGATGCTTGGGGCGCACGAGAGGACCCTGGTGAGAAGCCTCCGGTTGCGGCAAGAATGGGGTTTAACCCAGCGTCGCGAAGGCCCGTCATCATGTAGCCGGGTCCCCTCGTGGCCCAATTCTTTTGACGATCCCAGGATTTTGAAGCGGCGCGGGCATTCATGCCGAAAGAAAGGCCGCCGCTTAGCATGCTGGACCCAAGGTCCAGACCGTAAGCAGTGCTGGTAGCGCCCCAATTGATGGGGCTGTCCTTTTGAGATACCGCCATCTAGAACCTCGTCAGGCCAGGTACTCCGAAGCGGCCCATCGGCCGCACGTGATTTACCTTGAAAAAAGCATCGCATTTGATGCTAGGCGCAAAGGTCTCGGACACCGTCAAGACTCGATCGATTGGAACATCCTCAAGTATGAAAGCATCGTCGAGGGTAGGCCTCGAACCGAAGTCCAGCGCCAGGTGCCAGACATCGAGGGGGGTTGTAGCGTCGCTTCGAAAGTCGCCGCTAACGTACGAATAGCGATGGCGGTATTCTTCGTATCGGGGCTGATAGCCCCAGACGGAATAGTCACCAGTTCCCAACGCGGGGTCTCCTGTGCCGTCCGCGTAAATTTCGCGGGACTCAACAATTTGCTCGCCCAGACCCTGGAAGTCTGGCCAATAGAAGTCATATCGAGACCTCCGGTTGAACATGCGGTGCACGCCCTGCTGATACGTGAGGTCCGCACGCACGGAGCAGATACCGAGAAAGATCATATGCTCGGTCGCACTGAACATTGCGGTGCGCCCAACGTGCATGCCTGTCGCGTAAGCGCCGAGCTCGCCGACAGGCCAGCCGGAAACGTTGGCGGTAGATTCGACAGCGGTGACGTTGATTGGGAACGAACCGGTTGCCACCAGCTGGGGGCGCATAAGCCGGATGTCGTCTGTGACGACTCCGAAATGACTCAACATCAATTCGCGGTAACGCCCCCCTCCTCTCGCATCTCGCTCGAGAAGATGCTGGGTGGCTAGTGCCGTTCGTATTTCATTGATCGTCGATGCAGTCGCAGAGGACAAATCCGCGATCAGGTTCGTGGCGTCCCACTCGAGCCACCTTGGACTTCCGGCACCGCCGACTGTGACGGTGACATCGCCGGTCGTGACCTGCGAAGACATACCGAGGCCAGTCTGACCGAGTGCCGGAACCTTATAGGTGGGGTAGGCGTTGGGAGCCGACTCCACGACGGGCGCGCTTGACCCGATCGGTAGCTGCACGGCATCGCCGCGCTGCAAGAACGGAAGCGCGCCGGAGAAATAATCCTTCCGCTTCGACCTGGTCGCGAGTGGGTAATCAGTGTAGTCGTCGGGTCCGTCGTCTGTGTCGACGACCGGAGCATCCGACAAGTTAGCGTCGCGATACCATTCGCGGACGCAAAGATTGTAGGCCCGGTGGTAGATGGACGTGATCTCGAGAGATCCGATGCGGGGTGGAACCCCGAGATAATCTGCCACCGAGCCTTCCCCGAAGCCGCCTGCTGGGGCGGTCATCGTGGGGAGTTCATAGTCATTGTGATCGGCAGGGTTTTCCCGTTCGCCCATCAGCTTCGTGAAATTGTCCATCACGAGACGGACAGGAATCACGAACGCTTGATAGTCTAAGTGCAGTCCATCCATAAACGGAAACTGCGGACTTGTGAGGCGAGCCAGGAAGGAAGGGCGCCAAGAGTAGGTGTCTCCCGGCAGGAGCTCGTCGACGGATATCGGGACCAATTGCCCGGTATTGAACGTCGTTTTGTGTGAGTGACTTCGATCGAACGCTGAACGCGGAACCCGCGTTGGTGAAACTGTGGAGAAGCGTTCGTCGTTCCTGAAAGAGCCCTTGGCGCGTACTGCCATGTTATGCGTGTCCCATCGCGGAAATCACTTTGTCTCCGTCGAGTGTAATGTTCTGGTCGTTCTCTTCGACGACCAGGTCCTTGAGGTCGAGGATGTGTTTAGGTTCGGGGAGACCTTCAGTCCGACCCGTCTCCGGGTCGAAGGTCCCCGTCTGGTAAAGCGCCATATCTTCGATAAAGGGATTCTGCCCATCCTGGACTGAGTGTTCGATCTCTCGGATTGCAGTGGCGGCGTTGACGGAGGAAAAGGGCCGGTTGAAGGCTCCGGCCTTCATATCTTTCAAAGTAAACGTGTTCATTATCAGTCTTGCCTCTTTGGATGTTGACACATTGGACGATTTCGGTCGCACAGCCTACAAGCTGTCCGAACGCAAGGATAGTGACGACGCAAACACTTTTCCAGCTGTTTTGGCGCGTTCTAGATTCCATTCTTTGCTCCGTTCGGATTCTCCGGCAAGACGTTTTTCCATAAGAAGTGCATGTTCCTCCGGTCGATGTTCCTTGAGGACCTGGTCGTAGAAAGCCGGTGGCTTGAACGTATACGGACCGATCCGGATAAGATCGTGTGCGTAGACCTGGTCGAGATTCTGCTCGATCCAGTATCGGCCCAGTCCGGGAGCACGAGACATCCGCCGATATTCCGGGGCGGGATCTCGATAGATGATACTCCCGTCGGGCCTCGTAAGGGTTTGCCAACGCCTGGGGTCGAAATGCTGTCCTTGCTTTTTCGCAATGTACCCAGCGATATAACCGGCCGCACCGAAGTCGAACGCATCGACAGTGGCATCGCCTCTGGCCCAGGTATTCGTAAGTTCCAGAGACATCTGGACCTCTTGACCATCGGGACGAACCACGCGTCTCCGATCGTCGAAGTCCAGGCCAAATAAGAGGGCGTGGTAGTGCGGGCGTTGGGTTTTTCCACCGTATTCTCCTGCCATGAAGTATCGGACGGAACGCACACCTCTGTTCTTCCGCAACTTGCGGATGAACTTCTGAAAGTGCGTGTGATTGAGATGACCGTCCTCCGGGAGAAATTCCGGAGAATAGGTGAGGGTGACGGCGCACGAGTTAGGAACAACGGTCGTGACACCGTCTGGGGATCGCCAGTGGCGATCGTGGAGTAGCCCTTCGTGGTAGCAACGGATTGACCACTCTCGGGCTTTGGCTGTCCGGCATCCTAGGCACTTCCCGCAAGCGAGATAGGCCCAGTGGTCTTTGCTCACGAGACCATGTCTCGAGGCCGTCCAGTCCAGGTCCCCATCGGCACGCCGGGGGACCTGTTTGGGATTGTAACAAGGCATGCGCTAAAGCCGGAATCCGCCTCTACGAGGGCGTGCGCGCATCCTGTTCATTTTGTTGACTCGGCGACCCTTTTTCCAGTTCTTGCGGTTGCCTCGTTTGCTCATTCGCCGTCGGCGCATGGGTTTTGCTCCTTTGTTAGTCGCGTTTTGGGTTTTGCCCTCCTGCTAAGTGTGAGTGCAGGAAGGGTTTTGTGCTTCTGTTCCTGTTGGGACCAGTCGCAGCCTAAAGAACAAGTAGTCTCGGCTGCTGTGCTGTTGCCTCGCTTCGCTCGGGGAGCTGACTGCGTCAGCTTGAAAACGCCTGGCGTCTGGGCTTGGACGTGGCCGCCCCACGCCTGGCGTTTTCTGTTGGTGTGTTAAGTGGCGGCGCCCTGGCGGGCGCCTACGGTGTTGGATCACCGTCCGTTGTGGGGGGAGCACCAGGCTCCCCCTTGCCCCCCTCTGATAAGGATGGGGAGGGGTTTGGGTTGGGGTGATCATTTGGATTGTCAGAGATCGTTAGACCCGCTTCCTCCAGCAAGACTCGCTGGGCCGGATCTTCGAACATTCG